CGACGTGTCGGACCACTTGACCGGGCCGGACGCGGGCGGGACGGCTCCCTTGGGTCGCCGGATGATCGTTGGATTCCCGTCCTCGTCTACTTCGTCCACGATGCGCCCGTCTTCCAGAATGTCTCCGACCTTGTGCTTTGTCACAACGTCCTCCCTTGTTAGGTTGACTGGTCAAACGTCCTTCACGAAGGCGGCACACACATTCAAGGCGTGTGTAGCCTTCGGGAAAGAATGCGAAGCAAACCGCCTCACGGCGGATCGTGCTCGGTTTCATCTCAGCGCCCGTGCTTCGCCTCCCTCTCGGTTTTACTCCCGGCCGCCATTCCCGCATTAGCCTTTTCCAGGCTACTCAACCCTAAGACTCGCGGATGGTTCGTCCGCTCGGCCTCGCTCGGGACACTCGCCGTGTCGCACTCTCGGGCCTTCGCCTTCTAACGTGGTCGTGTCCACCGTCGCCGCGTGTCAACGTGCCCACCTTCTAAGGCACATCCCACGGCACTAGGCTCGTCCGTGCATCGGTGCCGCTTGGGCACCGTGTCGCTCGTCCGATGAACACCGTATGCGCAAGAGGCCGCGCCCTTCGGCCACGCCCCTTGATTCGTCCGGTCCTCAACCTCGCATGCCGCGTCTTAGTGCGGCCTTTCGCGTTGCATGTGCCTTGCTCTCCCATGCTCCCGTTCGTGTGTGGCCCGCTTGTGTGTGTCGTCGCCCAATCCCGAAGGACGTTAGCTCGCCAGATGTTGACCACGTGTCCTAGTGAAGCTCGCATGGTGGAAGGCACGCAACCTATCGCCGCTTGCGTGCGCATGCTCCCCGTGATGGGACGCCGCTTGCAAGGTTGAATCCGTAGGCTACTTGCCACCCTCCGAAATGCCGTGCTCCGCATGCGCCATCACGGCGCGCTTGCCGCGTCACGGTCCCTCACGAAGGCTAGCCTTCCGGCCCCCCGTCCGTCCCATCACTCGGTTTTCAATGAACCCTAACGCTACGGTCAGGGTGCCATTTTCACTCCGGCAATTGCCACTTGTCAAGTACCCTATTGGAAGGATGTACTCAGCATGAGCATTAAACGCTTGACACGTCATGAGTTGAGAACGAAGGACCACTAGAATCAGGCTGGAGCGACGAGTTGCCGATTAAGGGTTGCCACCATCATGGTCCGATGGGCAACTTGAAGCGAATCGAAACACTGGTTGACCCGGCGCTAGTGATCGGAATTCTCAGGGAGGCCGAAGCCGAAGCAGAGGCCATGATCGGGCTGCGCGGTGAAGAGGCGAAGCGTGCGCGTGTCCGTGGTCGTCGTCGTGCCGCCGAGGCGCGATGGAGTCGCGTGGTTGCACGTGCTCGCGTTGGCGTCAAGCGTCCGACCGATGAAGAACTGGATTCGTCCTTCGTGTTCGATCACGTGGCGTCACGTGGCACCGCTAGATCATGAGATGCCTACCGCTCGGGTATTTGTGTTTATCGCCAACAATGAAACCTGATTGATAGCCTGACAATGGCCGTTTGAGAGCCTACGGGGCGCGTAGGCGAGACTTCGCCCGTCGCGCGGCTCCAAGGCCGTCCGAGGCCCCGCGCGTGCCTTGGCGGCCACGTGAGCCGCACGCGAGAGCCATCGGGGCCGAAGGTCGGGATGCCCCGACGTTCAGACATTCGCATGTGCGCATGCGCCGATGCTGGGACCGCGATGGTTCCGCCCGCACTAGGCGCGGCCACGTGCCACGTGCGACCACGCCCCCACGCTCACGCGGCCACGTGACGCCACGTGCGGCACGACGAACCACGTGCCACGACGGCCCATGCCTTGCGGCCTTCCGGCCCGCCCGTGCCGCTCCAGGCCCCTACGCCCCCCCCTACCGGGGCATACCCCCCGACCACGACGGCGAGCGCGGCGCATCCCACCCGCGCTATCCGGGCAATCTGGCACTTTTATTCTGAAACACCGCGTTCATATCCATGTCAAACACTTCATTCTAAAGCAGATAGGCTCACGTGTTCTTGGTGATTTCGTTCGCGGGTCGGGCCAAAAACCCCAGGAAACTTGGGCAAAAGGCATTCTGATATAACATAGTCTAGGTTCTTTGTTCTCAATGGATTAAACATGGCTGGTATACGCCATTAGCCAGGATGTAGTTCGTTGGTAGTACGTTTGATGTTTAGTCATAGCAGTCCGTCTGGTAGAACTACACACCAGGAAACATATACGGATACGGACACGGATACGGAGACGTAGAGGTAAGCATCGCAAGCATAACGAAAATGCTCCAAGCTACAAGCATAACAAGCATTTCCACACATCGACGTAACATCACTTTAATCAAAGCCTTACCCGAAATGCTTGACACCGCTGAGCAAACCGATGCATGCTTCCTCGCATGACCGACTACGACGATGGGTGGTTTAAGGTTTCTCGTCGCATGCTCGACTCGTCGCGATGGTTCAACGAGGATTCAGACACCATCAAGTTGTTGATCTTTCTGATTGCGGAGGCTCAAAACCCTTTGAATCCTATACCGGGGACCGTTCTCATAGGCGATACGGGGGTAGCGAGCAGGATCGGCTTGCCGGTTGAGAAGGTGAAGGCCGCGATGGCCAGGTTGCTTGGTCCAGACGAAGAGAGTCGGACGCCGGGACCGGACGGCTTAGGGCGCACCTTGGAGCGTATCCCTGGGGGTGTACGTATATGCAACCACGACCTTTACCACCCCGGCATGATAGAGAGCGCCATTGCCAAGAAGGCGATCCGCGTCGAACGAGCCAGGAAAGCGGCATCGGCACGTTGGGCCAAGCATGGGGCCAAGCATAATTGGGAAGAATAAAATCGATGGAAGACCTTACGAAACAACGAGTTAATGCTAACACTCGTTTTAGCACAAAAAGTCTGGGTTACGTTACCGTTCGGCAAGCTGCAAAGATGGGCTCGTTCCCTGTTGATCGCATGGTCGAGTCTATACAGAAAGTTGTCAATCGTGGATGTTTCAGATGGATTGGAACAGACACGATTGACATATTGGGCACGGAGAACGACGAATGACTGATAGCAATCCGAAGCCAGGAGGACGACCATTGACTGAATACAACCCAAAGGATGACCCGTCACCCTACAACTTCGAAGACATGGGAGAGCGAATCACGACGGTCGCGTCCCTTTGTACAGTCTCCATCATGGCGACGATCATCTATTCACAGAACATGGATCTCACGTATGCTGTCGATAGCGCCATGAACATCTGGAACGAGGCGCTGCGCCGGATGGACAACAATGAGATCGAAACCCCATGACGAACCCCATGGATGCCTTGATCGACGCGCACCAGAAACACGGATTACAGCCGATCAGTGACATGCCAGGAAAAAGGTGGATCGGCACGTGTGGCCCGTGGAAGTGGATCGTAAACGGGGGAGACACGTACGAGAGCAAGGAAGACGGTATCGGCGTGCCGCCATTCCGGACATACGTCTGGTACAACGGGTGGATCGCAGGGATACTGGACCCAGTCGGACGTGGTGAGTTCGCGGCAGGCACAGGAGCAAACGCGGACACCTTCGCCAAAGCACTGGAGACATGGAAGCCATGACGAAGACAAATAAGAAGACTGATACAGTACAGAAGTACAACATCTGGATAGGGAAGGGATGGTGGGACGGTAGCGGCGTCTCCTACGGACCCGTCGATCATTCCGCAGCCCGCCTTACACTGGATACGGCGATAGAGCTGAGGAACGAGTGGAAGCGGATCGACCGGCTCACGCCGGGTCCGAGGAACGAGAGCGTTTTCATTGTCCAAGCCGTAGACCTGAAAAAGAAGAGAGGCAGATGAGCCACTTTCCACTCATACGCGACCGGCACCCAATGTTGCCTGGCGAGGATCGTGTCGAGATAGTCTGCGCAAACTGTAACGAGACGTGGCCTTGTGAGTTCTCAAAGCTCCGTGACGAGCTTTCTCGTATAACAGATCGAGTCAATCACGTGATGAGCTTGCACCAGGAGTACCAAGGCCATGACGGGACAGTGTGCTGCATATGTGTAGCCAACTGGCCATGCAAGACCAGGCGTATCCTGGACGGGCACGACGTATGAGCGAGACACCGAAAGCCACTCGATGCTGCATATGCCGAGGACATAGACAGGTCGGAGAGCTAAACGACCGAATCTTCGTAGAGCCAACATCAGGTGAGGACACCAGCCCGCAGTACATTCGTGGTTGGATGTGTGAGGAGTGTCTGGTGGTTCATTGGGCATGGGACGCACTGTCGGATTCTGGAGTCAAGCCGTGAGCGACGAGGACAAGCGGCTGGAGGAGTACGACTTGGTAGCACTGGAGGCTTCCGCAGAGCTCCGTCGGGCACGCAGGTTTCATGCCCCGATGCGCGGGACACATGAAGGTTACGCGGTCATCCTAGAGGAACTTGACGAGTTGTGGGACGAGGTGAAGAAGAAGCACCCCGACCAGACTCGGCTTCGCGAGGAGGCCATCCAGATTGCTGCGATGGCCTTAGCTTTTGCCGAAGAGGTAGCCCACCCATGAACGAACCAAACGACAAGCGGCTTGAGGAGATGGCGCAGGAGTTCTTGCATCGGCAATCCCGTGCGGCTGTTGGTTGTGGCGACCGACCCAGCTTGCTCGCCCTGCTGCGCCAAGTCCAGCGCGAGGAGCGGGAGCGGGGCAGCGAGACGCGGGAGAGGCTCGTGGCCACCGAGGCCCGGCTCCGCGCATATGAGCAGGCCGACTCGATATTCACCGAAGAGTTCGACCGGACGGGCGATCCAGCGGCGGCGAAGATTCACATGCTGGAGGCCATGCTGCGCGAGGTCGAGGCCGAGGTGGAGCGGCTGCGTACCGGCACGATTGACCTTGCGGTCGCCTGCAACGTGTCCGCAGCCCGCGCCGAGAAAGCCGAGGCCAGGCTGCGCGAGGAGGTAGAGGCCCACGTCACCACGGCAGACGACGCACTCGCTGCCCGAGACGAAACGCGGGCGGTACAGGTCCGGCTCCGCGAGGTTGAGGCCGAGCGGGACGAATGGAAGCGGATCGCCTACGTCGAGTCGAAGGGCAACGCCTGCGCGTGGAAGGACAAGTACGAGAAGGCCGAGGCGGCGCTGCGCCTCGCGCTCGACGCCATGACCGATGCTGAGAAGTATCAGCGCCGTCTGTGTATCGATGAGAAGCCGCACGACCATGCGTTGCTGCGAAAGCTACAGGCCACTATTCCATCGTGTGACGCCGCGCTCGCTGTCGCCTCTGAGGTGAAGCCATGAACGAGACACCGCAGGACTATCCGAACATCAGGGCGATGGCGTCTGGCACTATCAGCGGAGAATGGCGAGAGTGGCCGAAGGTACGCAGCGAGGCGAAGGCGCTGTTGGCCGAGCGGGACACGCTGCGGGCTGAGGTGGGGCGGCTGCGGGGCGCACTCTCCCACGCCATTAAGCACGGCGAAGGTCAGCGGGCCACCGTGCTCAAGTTGGATGCCGAGGTGGAGCGGCTGAAGGCTCAGTACATGACGAACACGGCAATGCTCGACAAGGCTGTAGCCGAGCAGAAGCGCGCCCAGAAGGCCGAGGCGGCGCTGCGGACCATCAGCGTGGCGCAGGGTGACACATTGACTGGAGAGATCGCCCGCGCCGCGCTCGCTGCCGCCCCTGTTTCACTTTGGCAGGATTGGGTGTCTCGCGTTACGAGTGGTGATGTGGATGAGCCATCCGTTCTTGGTGCCGCCCCGGCCGAGTGCTCCGCTTCCGTTCCACGCGACTGCTGCATGGGCGACTGTTCCGGTGTCCATACGCGTCCATGCGGAGAGCCAATGCCGTGCGCCAAGCACGCCGCCCCAGAGGTAAAGCCGTGAGCGTCGTCAAGTTACGCGGCATCGGCTGTGTGTGCCGGGCACAGATAGATATTGCGAGCCGCAAGGTCAAGTTACGCGCATGCCCGTTGCATGGTGCTGAACTGCCTCCAGTGGAAGGTATAGCCGCTGGATTAGAGCGCCTGTCGCAGATGCCCAACGGTGGAACCGTTGTGGTCAGCGTAACCGATCCAGAGCTTGACAAAACGACGGTAGTTTTCAGGAATCGTGACGGAAGCGAAGCGGGAAGGATCGAGAACCTTGCCGCCCCAGCCGTGCAGTCCGAGCAGGAAAGGATCGACGCCAAGCGAGCCGAGATCAAGGCGAGTCGAGCGGCCGAGCAGCCCAAGGTCCGGCACATCTTCGCCACTGGGCTGATCACCTGTCCCGCTGGGCTGCATCCAACTCGGCGGTGCCACTACCTTCAGGAGGATGGTCGGGAGTGCGGACTGCCTGAAAGCGATCACCCAGCCGAGCAGCCCCAGGAGCCGCAGCCATGAGCGAGACGCCGACGACCGCGAGGGAGCTTATCAAGCAACTGCCAATATCTCACTCAGCGCAGACGCTCGCTGTGCGCGTCGAAGCGGTGCTGGCGCTGCACGTCAGAGGCAAGCGCAGGGAATGGACCGACGATGACGGGGCTACCCATCGCGGCGGCTACGTTTGCCCGACTTGCGACACGCACTCACCATGCGAGACGCGCCGCATCCTCGACGGGCTGGAGGGCTGAAGCCATGACGCGCCCCGCCCGCAGCCCCCGCGAGGAGGCCGCTCGTCTACGCCGCGTCCTCCTCCAGATCCGCAACAGGGCCATCCGCCACCGCAAGCCTGACAACCTCTCTCCGGAGAAGATGTTCGATGATCTAATCTGGATCAAAGGCAAGATTAATGAAATGTTGACACATCGTGAGTGAGAGAGTGGCCGTGGTAGGATCACGCTCATGGTGGCCCCCGTGGAAAGTGTCTTGGTTTGTTAGGAATCTTGAGCCAGGAACTATTGTTGTATCAGGCGGCGCTCCTGGCGCTGACACTATGGCATGGACTGCCGCAGTGAATCACTGTAGTCATCTTCCAGAACCAGAAATATACTATGCTGACTGGCCTAGATATGGAAGGTCGGCAGGGGTGAAAAGAAACACCACTATTGCGCAAGCGTGCGATTGGATGGTTGCTTTCTGGGATGGAAAGGTAAAAGGTAGTGGTACGCTTGACTCTGTTCAGAAGACTATCAACCTTGACAAGTGTGTAGTAATAGTCTGGAACAGGAAAACATAGGAGCATTCGTATGATCGGATTCATCGAAGTACACAACAGTGTAACTGGTTCACTGATGTATCTCAATATAGCAAACATCGTTCGCATACAATTTCATGGTGATCGCACAGATGTATTCACCGTTTCCAAGGAAGTGTTCTCTGTATCAGACTCTATAACATATATAGAAGAACAAATAGGTAAATGTCTATGAGCTTGGTGGACATATTGATGGGGAGGGCTCGACAGAAGAATGACGCTCTATCGACAGACATAGATAAGCTCATCGTAGCTCTGGATAGAACGGCCAATATAATTCGCGCTGGAACAGAGATGAACGCCGCCGTAATGTTGTACACAGCAACTCGTCTCGGTGGCTCATTGTCGATGGAGCAGTCACTACAGATGGCCCACGACCTTATGAGCCGTGCCCTTCACTATGACCAAGGAGTAGGGAAATGAAGCAGAAGCCGCTCGTTATCTACCACGGAGGATGTTTCGACGGGTTCACGGCAGCATGGGTGTTCCATTCTCTTAGGGGAGATGCGGACTTTCACCCTGCGCGTTACGGTGAGGATCCACCAGACTGTAAAGGGCGAGACGTATGGGTGCTTGATTTCAGTTATCCGCGCGATGTGATGAAGAAGATCATCGTCTCGTCAGCTAAAACGATGGTGTTCGATCATCACAAAACGGCTGAGGCGGCTCTTAACGGCATCCTAGACGAGATTGCTGTCTCCGGTGTTCAGCGTGGCAATTCAGATAAGATCGTATTCGACATGAATCGATCTGGAGCAGGAATCACGTATGACGAACTTGAAGAGGCGGATCAGAAGAAGCGTGGATTCAAGACGCCTCGTTTCAACGATGAGCGTGCGATGTGGCTGGTGGACTACATCGAAGATCGGGACCTGTGGAAACAGCGACTATTCAGAACTCAAGCTGTGACGGCATGGATCGCGTCGGTTCCGATGACATTCGAAAACTGGCAAGATATCTACAATCTCGGTCGCGATTTGGTAGCAGACAGAGGAGATTTCGTTCTACAGTACATGTTCCAGTATGGCACTAAGGCACTTGAGCAAGCGAAAACAGAAAACATCGGTGGGTACATTGTCCCAACTGTCAACCTTCCATACATGAACTGTAGCGAGTACGTTGGTAGGTTGGCGCTAAGATTCCCTGAATCACCATTCGCTGCTGGCTACTTCCGGCGTAACGATGGGCGATGGCAGTTCTCACTACGCTCGCGAGGCGAGTTCGACGTGTCCGAAGTGGCGAAAGAGTTTGGTGGTGGCGGCCACGCAGGGGCGGCTGGCTTCGATGTGGCTATCCTTCCATGGCAGGCCAACCCGTACATGGCCCCAGCATATGCTAACAGGATACTAACTGATGAAGTCGTGGAGTCTAAGTCGGAATCTTCAGTCGAAGATGAATGACGTATCAAACGATCAAACGGCACGTCAAGGCACTACATCCACTGGCTCAGTTCAACGTCTACTGCGACCGAAGCAAGCACGGGAAATACTTCACAGTTCTGATCCTTGACACTTTTCGCACGATGGCCAGAGCTGAAAAATGGCTTACGGGCAGAAAAGAGAAGGAAACACCGCTTGGCTTTTGCCAGTCAGCCAGCGTAAGAATCTCGACTCGACGCCGCACGATTAGAACGCACTTTGCTGGTTTTGTAGTGTTGCTCTATCGGGAGATCGGGGCCGGGTACGTGTCGCATGAGATGACACATGCGGCGCAGTTTTACGTAGCAGCAAAGCATGGCAATCTTACGTTGTCTGATCCAGTAACAGAAGAACCGCTTGCGCTCACGCAGGGGTGGCTAGTGAATCAGTTCTGGATTCGTTACTACGAGAAATTTCCAGAAGAAGAAAAATATGCCACCACCGGAAGAAAACATTAGGACGATTAGCGGAGTCCTGTATGGGACCGTGGCTATTTCAGAACGTATGTTTGAACGAACCGCTAGCTCAATGGACATTATTCGTGAAGCTGTAAGAGCAGGGCATATCGATCACGTTACTGGTTCATGGAAAGATCCAAGCAGTGATGTCTTATACATAACAGGACCATTGACGAAGGAGAGGACCGATTATTTGAGGAGGAGAGCAATCGTTGAAGGAATGCAATCGCATGCCACAGAAAGCTCTGGCCATCTTCTGGTTGGACATTCGCGCGGTCGTTTCATAGACTTAAAGCGGAAGAAGGAGTAAGTTTAACCAGGAGCGAACGATGCAGCGCGAACTAAGTCAAAAGCAACATCGTGCGATCATGTTGCTTGCGAGCGGCGTCACGAACGATCAGGCGGCGGTAGCAGTAGGAGTTACGCCTTCGACTATAAGAAGCTGGCTGTATAGAGAGGACTTCCGCCTTGAGGTCCGCCGCGCCATGGAGCGAGTGCGCCAGATCTTCGAAAGCCGAATGATGAACCTTGCATCCAATGCCGCAGTAGTAGTGGACAAGATGATTGCCGATAAAAATCCAGATAGACAAACAGAGGGAGCTAAGCTGGCTCTAAACGCTGCGGTGCGCCTTTCCGGACGATACAAGGAGCTTCAGGTTGAAGGCTATGTTCCACCTCCGATGTTCCTGTTGCCAGCCGGGTCCAAGATATCTACTATTCGTGTAGTTCCAGAACCACCACCTAAGACAGCACAGATGGTAGACGGAAGAGTTATCGATGTCGAGGCGAGTCACCAGCTCTCTGCTGATATCGGGAGTGATACAGAAGAAGATGATGAGGCGTGATGGCAACGTCTATAGCGTCAATCGATACTGGCGTTCGTCCACTAGAATGGGCATCAGACGCACAGCAATGGTTGTTCGAAGCTGGGCCACAGCCGACTCTCTTACTAGGTGGCCTCAACAGCGCTAAGACGTATGGCGCTTGTCTCAAAGTCCTATATCTGGCGTTCACGTATCCGCACTCCCACATCGCAATAGTCAGAAAAACATCGAAGTACCTCCGTAAGACTACGATGCAGACGTTCTACGCGATGCTGGATCCTGCTCACTACGCCAAGGGAGCGAGAAACGACAACGACGGATATCTCAGGCTTAACAACGGTACAGAGATATTCTTCATCCATCTCGATACACCCGACTCCCTAACCCTGCTCGCCGGTATCGAACTCAACTTCGGTTTCGTTGACCAGGCTGAAGAGATCAGTGAAGTCGCATGGGAAACGCTTGAGACACGCGTAGGTCGGTGGTCGTACGCAGAAGTATCGGACGAGTTGGTAAAAGAGCACGAAAGAACCGGGCACGCGTGGCCGTGGCGAACGAAGGGTGACGGAAAGGTACTTCCCCCGCCGTATCTATTCGCAACCGCTAACCCGCCCGGAGACGAACTACACTGGCTTTTCGAGCACTTCTCCGAGGACTCTGAAGACTGGAAGACGAAGTGGAGGCTACAAGGATATCAGTACAGAAAGACTGATACACGCGAAAATCGATTTGCATCGAAACAGAACATTGATGTTCTCCTATCGCGTGACGACGCGTGGGTAGACCGATTCGTCCGTGGAAACTGGGGCCGTCCGGAGGGGTGCATCTTCCGTGTGGACCCGCTCTCGATCCTCGACTATGACCCGACGCTAGTAGCCCGAATTCGGAACATGATGCGTCTAGGAAGGGCTCTAGACCACGGGGACACGGCCCCAACGTGCTGTCTATGGGGGGCGGCCGATGGAGAGTCAAACCTGTACATATGGCAAGAGTATTACCAGCCTGGTATTGGAAAAGACGGGAGAGAATACGGAATCTCCGATCACCGTAGAGCTATCACTGAAATGTCTGCCGGACTAAACATCACTTCAAACCTGGCCGATCCACAGATATTCTACAAGAGCCGTAACATCTCAGGATTCGCCAAGCGTTCGGAGCGATGGTCTATCTCGCAGGAGTACATGGATCGTCGGCTCATCACGGAGGACACGACGATTCGATGGACAGAAGCAGACAATAACGAAGATGCCACGCGCATGCGTCTACGCGAGTACCTTAAGATAGACAACGGGCACCGACATCCAGTTACTGGTCAGTTTGGTGCTCCACATCTGTATTTTATACAGGCGAACGATGAGTACCCTCATGGGTGTGACAAGGTCATCGCTGAACTCAAAGCAGCGAAGCGTGTACAGATAGGAGAGAGCAACGGGAAGCCTATCTTTTCTGACGAGCGCGATCCCACAATCGCCGACCATGCCCTTGACGCCCTGCGCTACTATGTCGTGAGTCATCCGTCGCCGATGCCGAGTCCACAGCCGCTAAAGCGAATGCAGGCAACAGCGATAGGCAACGGTAGTGTTATATTGATGTTGCCACCAGTAAGACAGATGGCAATGACGAAACAAAAGGACCGTAAGTGGCGTAGCCGAGCTGGCGGCTACTAGGCTTTCTCATTTGGTGGTAGGTTATAGCCATGGCTAGCGAGATTCCAGGTGTACCTGGACGTATAGATATCGCCCAGGAGATGGACAGACTTACCACTGGAGTTGAAAAGGACGCATTCGACTCCGAGAGATCCCCGGAAAGCAGCGAGGACTTCGTAAGGCTCCTTTTCAAACGCATCAATACAGCTCAGAAATTCAAGGAAAAGTGGGAGCAAGACTTTGAAGTAGACAGGTCCCACGACTACGTGAAGGGGTTTCAGCGAGAGGCTCCGGACGAAGGCGATTCGCAGGGAGACAGGAAATACCAGATCAACAAGATCCTGTCGATGCTCAAAGCGAAGATTCCTAATATCTTCTACTATCACCCATACGTGAGGGTGAAGGCGTCGATATCCCGAGAGGATACTCCATCACAGACTGTTTCTCAACGAGCCAGACTCCTTCAAGACACCATCAACACCATCATCCGAATGCCTGAGACTCGCTATAAAGCAGAGTGTTTGCTTGCTCTAAAGGAAGCGCAATGGGCGTTCGGTGTCGTGGAGGTAGGCTACGACGCCGAGTGGGGCGAAAATCCATACGCACAGAAACCACCACTCGTTGAAAACGATGCAGCCAGAAAGGAACTTGAGAAGGAAAACCGAGTCCTTCCGGACGAAGGCGGCATAGCATCAGAGATAGCGTCTCTCCTAGAGGTTCCGCATAAGGAAACCTTCTACGTCAAGTACATTCCTGCACGTCAGTTCATAGCATCTTCCAATGATAGATCGTCAACAGAGTCTCTCGATTGGGTCGCGTACTGGGAATGGATGTACATCGAAGACATAAAGAGAACCGAGTCGTACGAGAACACAGACGACATAGAAGCCAGTGGACAAATGGGAGTTTCGCACGACTCCGATCTCACGTCTCTCTCGTCGTCAAGGGACGAAACGCATCCGGACATGGCTAAAGTCTGGAAATTCTGGGATCTACGAGAGAAGAAGCGTTACGTGATAGCAGAAGGTCACGACAGCTTGATGAAAGAAACAGCCTTCGATCATCTCCCGCTCATGATCCTCCGTATGGAAATTATGCCTGGCGAGTGGTATCCGATACCGCCGGTCTTTTCAGAACTAACGGAGCAAGACGAGTTCAACGACTCACGGGAATACCTCAGGGTAATCAGAAAGGGAACACGTCCACGGTTTCTCTATGACAAGAATGCGTTTGATGCGACAGAGCTTGAGAAACTTGAATCAGACGATTTCTTCACATTCATCGCATCGAACAACGGAAACCTGGACGCAATCAAGCCCATACAACAGCCGTCGTTGTCGGAGACAGCCATAAGAACTCTAGCTCTATCTGAAGAAGGATTCTCGGAACAAGCCGGCATATCACCTACGGCACGCCTTACGAGGAGTGCCGGTGGCGCTCCAACCGCTACCGAAATCACAGCACTTGAGATGAAGGGCAACGTACGGGACTCGTACGAGCAGCAGGAGGTAGCCGACTGGCTTGCGGCTGTCGCACAAGGACTCTTGTTGGTCGCAATCGAGAAGATGACCCTACCGAAGTGGGTTGCTATGAATTCTGACCCGTACTCTCCATACTTCATTACAGATGCTGTAGACATATCGGACCGCTATCGGGAGATTACATCAGAGGAAATCTCCGATGCAGCGAATGGGATTTCATGGGACGTTACGGTAGATGTTGAAAGCATGTCCCCGACATCCGAAACTCAGCATGCTCAAAAGCTGATGCAAGTCCTCAACCTTCTTTCAGGGCAGGGCGTTGGACGACTTCTCTCGCTGTCTCCACAACTCTTGAAACTTCTGCTCAATCTAATTGGAATTAGAGGAGACTCCGATCAGAAGGCAATTACGGATGCGCTAGCAAAGCGAGACGCTCTTGAACAGAGCATGATAGCTGCAAACGCGGGTGGTGGCTCTATGCCCGCGCAGAAGGGTGTCGCACCGATGCCAGGTGGTACTTCTCCTAATCCACCACCAGTACCTGGCCCTCCTAAA